TCCAGAGCCTTGTATGAGATCTCTAGTCATTATGCCTCAATGTCAGTAGTTGTAATTTTTGCTGAAATTGGAATAGAGCCAGTCAGCACATGTCCATAACAGATTGGGACTGCTACTCCTGCACGACCAGTTTGTTGTATCCCACTAAAACTAAATGATTTAGTTGGATCTTCTTCTTCTGGTGGGACTTCTGGCACAGGAGTTAGCAAACCAGCAACCCCAGTTAATAACATTAATACTCCAATATTTCCAGCCATTGCACTTATTCCAGCACCACCGGCAAATCCACTTAATCCAAAAGTTAAACTTGTACCTCCAGTAAAAACAGCAGCACCTATTAAGGCAACACCAGCGATTATTCTACCGACATTACCAGAACCACTAATTACAGGAATGATTTTAATATCAGAATTATTATTTGAAAAATTTAACTCGTCTTGCCCTATACAAGTCTCACCACAATATACTTGATAATTATTTTGCGAAATATGAGATTCTATTCCTTGATAATTTGCCATTAAGAACCTAATAGCATCTATAGGGCTATTTAATACTGCTTCAAAAACATCGTTGCCATCACAGATGTCTACTAATTCACCATATAGTTTTATCTTATTTAACATAACGTATCCTCTTGCCAGTACATTTCATGAGCCACTCTCCATAGAAATCTCTTGAACTTAGTCTACCTTCAATATGATGCAAAATCATTTGATTTTGTAATAGTACACCTATATGGTTTAAACCTGTACTGTTTAAGGAAAAAAGTAAGCAGTCATTAACTTGCAAGTTTTCCGAAGGCTCTAACTCTCTAAAGCCTGTATCTATAAAACATCTTTCAAAATATGGATTATCAGAAAAATCTTGTGGATTTATAGGTCTTTCCCAATCTCGTAATTTTATATTAATTGTTTCAAAATAATCTCTCATTAAACTCCAACAGTCATGTATTCCAAACACATATTCTCGACCAACTAGAGGTGCTTTATAGCCACTTGGCTTAAAACTATGCCATTTATCAAAAGCGACTGAATATATATACCAAGGCATTTTGTATTTTTCACAAACAGATTTATCTGCTGAAGAAGGATAAGGCTCTTCAAACGGATGTGAATGAAACACTCCTACTATTGTTCCTATATCAGCTACATCTGCATAATCTTTTGGTTTAATGATAAATGTATGTTTGGGACTAACAGAGATATTTTCACAAGGTTTATATTTTGTTTTTCCTTTATGTATATAAACTAAACCGCAAGCTTCCTCTGGAGAAATTTGTTTTGCGTGTTCTTCTGCATTAATTTTCCAATCAAGCATGAAAAGAACCAATCCCCGGAAATTCTCTAGGTAGGCACTGCCTTCTTGGAATTTTATATGATGGTAAATCTATTGGGGCTGCAAGTTCAAATTCAACAATATCTTTATTCTCTCCCGATTTTCTATCAATCTCAAAAATAACATCTTCAAATCTTACATTAGGATTTTCATGTGGATTACTTGGTGCTGAAGAAACACTTGTTGTATTTCCCATATTATTACCATGAACAGCACATGAATATCTTGCTGAATGATTATTAGGGGAAACAAAATAAGATACAGTCATGTCTCGTCCTGCAACTCCTGTTGTCGTAACATCATTTGCAAATGTTAATTGATTATTTGCAGCATTTTTTAAAATTAAAGGGTGATTTGTATTAGATGAGTCTGTCTGTACAAATCTATATGTATTCCCCTCAACTAAACTTAATGTTGGATTCTTAACACCATTTATATAGAAATAATTAGCTCCACCAACATTTTGAACAGTAACAACATAAGTTATTGTTTCCCCAGCAAAGTTACTTGCAGATATAAATTTAGCCATTGTTCTAAATTTAGTAACTTTTGCTCCAATCAAATCATTATTAGGAGTAATACTATTTACATCAGCCAAAATTGATGAAACAGTAGATAGTAAATTACTTATCCTTAAAGTAGGTCGTGGCAAACTTGATTTTTGACTAGAACCTTTAAAATCAAAACCTTCTGCCTCTATAGGCATTTGACTATAAGTATTACCATTAAAAATTAATTGTCCTTGCGAGTTCTGAGCAACACCACTATGCCATCTGTAAATAGTATCAACATTATCAGGATTTCCAGTAGGATAATGTAAGCCCTCAACAAGTTCTAATTCATATAAATCTATAATTGCTGATGGATTTGTTTGCTGTAATTCTGAAATAGGTATAGTCATACTTCAAAAACTTCTTGAAATACTAATGAAATATCATATAAGCCTGCTGACACTACAGTTACCGAAGGATTAGCACAAGTAAATTTACCACTTGCTCCATAAGGAGGAATATAAGTAAATGCTTTTGCACCACCATCACCTTTTAGCGGATCAGCTAAAAAAGCAAGGATATTGTCTGTTGTTGTTTTATCTCTATTTTCAAAACTAAGAGTATATTTTCTTTTAGTTGAGTTTAATCCGGATCTTAAGCGTTGAGCATATCCATCCCCAAGCTTTACTTCTATAATGTCATTCTCTATTTCTAGTCTTGGAGAATAACTTGGTGCGACATCAGAGCCGACAGTTGTAGTGTCAAAAGTAGCCATTATTCGTAAAGAACACCTCCGGGCATTTTAGCTTTTACAAGTTCTGCTTGAATTGCATGACCAATCATTTTACCTAACTGATTGGCTTTTGTATTGTTTCCCTCAGCTTTTGTACCAGAAGCGTTTACAGAAACATTAACAACATTATTACTTGTTGCACCAGTTGTTTCAACTCCAAGTTTACCTTGCCTATTTCTAGTCAATGGCATAATAGCTTCTGGGCCAGCTTCTCCCATAAGTCCTGCCCCATCAGCCATTGGGAAAAGAGTTGGACGGGACACTATGCCCCCATAGGCATAAGGAACGATTTTGTTCTTAGCTAATACTTGACCTTTTGCTGCAACAGCCGTCACGTTCTGGATTTCATTTCCTCCACTAACTACTCCACCATCTCCAAATCCTAAGAAGTTTTTAACACCCATAATTGCTTTAAAGAATAATGCTTTTATAATCATCTTCTGTAAATCTTTAATAATTGAAAGAGTAAGCTCTCCAAAACTAGCCTTACCATCAACTACTAGATCTGCAAACGCATCTCCCATACTGTCTATACCTGTAATTAAACGCTCTCCAATATTGGTTTCTAAATCTAGTGCTGATTCTGCAAGTTCTGCGAAACTTTCTTTAAAGTTAAAAGTTTCTTGTGTAGCAGCAGTTAGCTTCTCTGTTATTTGTTCAACAGAAAGTGATTGACCATCTATTATACCTTTTGTTTCTCTATGTATCTCTTTAGCTCTTGCTGCTATCTGTTCTCTTTCGTAGTCTTTGTCTGACATAAGACCTAATTCATTAAGTATGCTATTTTTTGTAGCTAATTCTTTCTCTTCTAAAACAACACTGTCGTTCTTAAATTTCAGACGAATAGCTTGTTGTTGGTTTTCAAAATCTTGCTTATCTTTATCTGATAATGTCTCTTCTCCTGCTTTACCTGTCTTTTTCTTCTCAAATTTATTTGCAAGCTTCTCTAATTCTATATCTCTCTTAATTTCTAATTGTTTAAGTGCATCTCTTTTTGCAATAGCCTCGTTTAACTCTGTATTTAGATTTACAAGTTTTTGCGTTCTTTCATTAGCACCTTTTAAGGAAGGAAAGTCTACTTTACCTCCAACGGTTTTAAGCGTTCCTTCAGCAGATTGTATAAGTTTATCTTGTTCTTGAATTTGTTCAAATAAATCTTTCTTTTGTTGTTCTTCGCTTATTGTTACTGTTCTAAATCTTCTTTTTTTGCCCCCTTGCCCCCCTACTCTAATTTGCTTTGTTAGATCTCCAGAAATTTCTTCTCTTTCTTTTATTAATGCTTCTCTTTTCTTTTTAGCATTTTCGATTTCTACTTTTAATTGATCTTTTGATAGTCCTGAGAGTTTTTTTATAGAATCTTCGGTGTCATCAACAAGTCCTTTTTGTGTTGATCTAAATTTCAACATTAAACCAATAGCTGCTGTTATTCCTGCTGCTAAAGCAACGTAAGGATTTGCTAAAGCTATAATGTTAAATTTTAATTGAGCTATTTTTGCAAGTTTCAAACCACCAACAAATTTTCCTAATGATGTTGCTAAACCTATTAATGCTAAGTTAAGTGATCCAAACTGTGCGATCATTACTTGAATTTTCAAAGCTGCAAATGCTACTGAAACAGTACCAACAACAATGGCAAGATCTCCAAAATTATTAACAACAAACTTGAGTACATTAGTAAGAACCTTAAATCCAGCTACAGCTATTTTTGCAAGTTCTCCAAAAGCAGGAGCTAAATCTGTTAATAATTCAGCTTGTAATATTTGAAACTCTGCACCAATATCTTTAAAGTTTTCACCAACAGCTAATCTCATCTTATTAGTTGCAACTACTAATCTAGCCCCAGCTTCAGCATTTGATTTAGCTATTTCTTTTGCGATTGGAATATATTCTTCTCCTAAACTTGCAATAAATTTAGAAAGCATATCTAAGCCAACAGTTCCATTTTTAAGCGACTCTTG